TCTAAAGACAATGTTGAAAAGCAGTATTTTAGTTATATTCCTAAACTGGCTAAGTATCATATTGGTAAGATTAAATCTTTGTTGGAAGCTAATATATGGGCGAGGACATTACTAACTGATAATAAGTCTAAGGCAGAAACAATACTCGATTATACTAATCAATATGGGGCGAGGATTACTTGTCATCCTCAGGGAATACTCTCGTTTAACAGAGGCATACACTCAGAGTATATCTATGCTGATGATTTGCTAACTGATCCTGATGATAAGATTACCCCGACTAAGATTTATAAGGTTAATAAAGCTGTTAGAGAGCAGTTATTCCCTATGCTCAAAGAAGGTGGGGTTATGAGGTTTGTAGGCACTCCTCAGACTAAGGAAGATTTTTTCTTTGACAAATATATTCAAGAGCAGTTTTTAACAACTGTATCTCCTGCTATTAAAAACGAAAACAAAAGGCAAGTTTTATGGTCAGAATGGATGAGTTATGAGAAATTAGTTAAAACTAGAAGAAGAATTGGAACTCGGGGCTTTAATCAAGAGTATATGTGTGTGCCAGCTTATGACTCTGATAGTTATCTGTCTGTTTCTGAACTCGCTCCCTGTGTAGATGAGAACTTGTTTGATTTAAAAAGTTATGACGGACAAGATGAAGTGATAGCCGGATTTGATGTTGGAAGGAAAGTGCATCCATCTCATTTTGCGGTCTTTAGAAAAAAAGGTGATTTATATATTCAACTTCATTCAGCTTGGCTAGACAACATGAGTTATGACGATCAAATTGAATACGTGAAAAGAGCAATTGAGGTATATAACATAGACATAGTCAACTATGATGCGACAGGTGGTGAGTTTTCAGTTATGGCTGATAGAGATGAGCTTCCTTATGAGATGAAGCCAATCATATTTAATTTTAAAGTTAAAAATGGCATGGCAACTAACTTAGGTGGGCTTATAAATGCTAAAAAGATTAAACTCTTAGATGATCAACGTCAAATACGGCAGATGATGGCAGTAACCTCTGACTTAAATGCTATCACTACCAAAGAAGGTCATGGTGATAGCTTTTGGAGTGTGGCACTAGCATTAATGGATGAAGGCAAACCCAGTGTTACGGTTTTTACATTTTAAGGTATAATTAAATTATGGCTTTATTTAACTGGTTTAACAACAAAAAAATACTATCTTCAACGGGATCATATCCTTTCCCGACAGCTGACTTTAAAAGAGATAGTGAATATAAGCTCTGGGTATATGCCTGTGCTAATGCACTCGCTGATGAAATTGCTAATATACAATTTGTCTTAGAGGACAGAAGTGTTATGCCGGCAAGTCAAGAGATGTCACATCCGGTTTTGGACTTGCTAAACGCTCCTTATAACATTATGAGTAAATACCAGTTAATGTTTTTAACAAGTTTACATATTTCACTATACGGGGAAGCTTACTGGAAGATACCAAGAGAAGGGCAACCTATGGAGCTTATTCCCTTATATCCAAATGTGATACAGCCCTACTCTGAAAACAATATGGTGCTTAAATATTACGATTATAACGGACAAAGGTTAGAGGTATCGGAAGTAATACGATTTATAAACCCTGATCCAAATAACTATATACGAGGTAAGGGCTACATTGACGCTTTAAAAGATGTTTTAGTATCTGATAAAAAGGCATCTGAAACTCAAATTGCAGCCTTTGATAATAACAGTATTCCAAGTGGTGTGCTAACTACCGAACAGAAACTATCAAAAGAAGACATGGATGATTTAAGGGCTAGCTTCCATAACTTATATAAAGGCACTAAGAATGCCGGTAAAATTGCTGTGCTGCAGAAGGGGTTGTCTTTTCATGCCATTACATCTACTTTAAAAGAATTAGAATTACTACCGCTTCGTCAAGACCATAAGAACGTGATAATGGGAGTTATGAAGACATCGCCTGCTATACTTGGAATATCTGAAAGCACTAATAGGGCTACCGCTGAAGCTAATGATTATACTTATGCTCTAAGGGTTATAAAACCTCAAATGCAACTTATAGTTGATAGCATTAATCAATGGCTTATGCCTAGATACCAAAATGGAAGGTCTAATTTGGTCTTAACATTTAAAACCCCAGTGCCTCGTGATAAAGAGTTTGAACTGCAAAGACTAAGTGATAGCTTAAAATGGAAGTCAATCAACGAACTTAGAGCTGAAGAAGGGCTACCACCAGTTGAAGGTGGCGAGTATCCATTCCAACAATTAGGTAATGCTCCTCTACCTGCTTTTAGAAACTATGACGATGTTGAAGAAACAATTAGAGATAATTAATTTGTGATATTATAAAAATATGTTAGTAAAAGATTTAACTGTAACTGAAATCAAACAAGACGGTAATCTTACAATAAGAGCTGTTATAAGTAATGAGGAAGTTGATAGAGATAATGAAGTAGTCGTGCAAAGTGGCATAGATACTACTAATTTTTTAAGAAACCCTGTTGTTTTAAATAAACACAATCCCTTCCAAGATCCGATTGGTAAGGTTATAAAATTAGAAAGAGTAGGCACTAGAACTGAAGCGACTATACAATTTACAGATGAGAACACCAACCCTGAAGGTTATAGGATTTATAAACTATATGCAGGCGGTTATTTAAATGCCTTTTCTATTGGTTTTAAAACTATAAAAGATGAATATAGGGGCAATGTCCGCTATATAACCCAGTCAGAGCTTATAGAATTATCCAGTGTATCAATCGGGGCTAATGCTAATGCGATTGCTAAAGCGTTAAAAGACGGGGCAATTACAAAGCAAGAAGCCGAGAACTTTATAGGCAATACACAACCAAAAGACAGCGATTTAATACGGAAGGTATTGACAAGCGATGACGAGTGTGATTATGTGAAAAGTATGAGTAATATTAATAAAAACGAGGATTTAGAAGCTCAAAACGTCGAGCTTACTAAAGCTTTGAACTCTGCGTTAGATACTATTAAATTACTGACTTCTAAGTTAAGTGTTAAAACTGACGAAGAGGAAGTTAATGACGATAGTGAAGATACAGAAGACGAAGTGGAAGAGGATCCCGATAACGAAGAAACTCTACAAGATGTCTTAGGCACTGACGATGTCGAAGAAGCTAAATCTATTGTAGAGGATATTTATAATAATAAGGAGGTATCTTAAAATGAGTTTAAGAACACAAGTCAAACAAGCTCGTTCTTTAGTAGATGAACGAAAGAAACAAAAACAACTAGACGACGCCCTAAAATCTAGGGATAAAGTCCTATCAAACGATGATAGTGTTAAAAATCATATCTATCTTGGTAATAAGGAAATAAATAGCCATGATTACCAAGACCTAAAGGTTGCTAATGACTTCTTAAAGGATGTCCTTAGAGGTAAAGCTATGTCTGAAGGCACTGATACTGCCGGTGGATACGCTGTGCCTACTGAGTTTAACAACCAACTTATTAGGGCTCAACGATATGTAGAAGGGTTATACCAAGATGTTATGACCGTACCTATCGCTACTGACAGCATGGACTTTCAATTAGATAATGGTACAGTCACTGTTGCTAAAATTAGTGAAAATACTGACATAACTACAAGTGATGCAGTATTGCGAAGGTCAACTTTGACTCTATACAAATATGCAGGTATAACAGAACAGTCTAACGAACTCCTAAGCGACCAACGTCTTAACCCGACTATTACAAATTGGCTAATAGAACAATTTGCAGTAGCTTTAGGTCAGAATAAAGACAAGAACTTAGTCGGTGGTGACGGTGTTGGCGATCCTCAAGGTCTTAATGCTTTAAGAGCTATTAACACTGATAATACTCCACAGAAGTTGGCTGCAAAGATACCGGCAATTCTCTTGGGTACAAAAGGTAGTGCCTTTTCAGACTGGTCGCCTGCTAATGTAAGAAAAGCTATTAGAGGTTTGGCAGCAGGATACCGACAGAGTGGTAGACTTGGTTGGATAATGACTTCAGCAACCTTAGATGCGATTGCGGGTTTTGCTGATGATAAGGATTATCACTTCTTACAATTCACTAGGAATAGTGATCCACAGCTAAGAGGTAGATTTACTTTAATGGGATATCCGGTGTATGAAACCGACCAAATTGCGGTTAATACTACAGCTCCGGCTATTGCTACAAACAATAAAGCATCTTATCTTTACTTTGGAGATTTAGATAGTTTAATTTTGGGTAATTCAACTGATGCTCGTAGAGTAGATACTGATAGTAGCGGTAAATACTTCAGTAAGGATCAAACTGCTCTTAGAGTAATTGAAAGAACTGGTAACATCGTAGGACAACTGAAAGGTTGGGTAACGGTTTACTGGGATCACTCGTAATAGACCACACAGCTTTAAGCCCCGTTTCATACGGGGTTTTTAGTTTGTAAATATTACAATGGATTTCTTATTTAAAGTATGTATAATATGTTTAAATTAATTAAAGTAAGGAGAGGTAATGTATGAAGGTAAACACTCAAAAATAAAAGATGATGTCTTATACATAAGAGATATATATGTAAAAAGATGTTTAGATTATTATGAGGAAGATGATTGGTTTGTGGTTTATCATCCCGATTACACAACATATTTACAAGAAATAGATGCTGATGAGTTCGCTATAAGCATTTATAAGACAGTTGATGGTGAGGAGATATTATCACCAATAGACGATGATGATAAAGAGGATTGTTATAATCTGCTTTTAACATTATTAGATGATGAAGTGGAAGACCACGCAGGGGAGTATGGTTGGGATGTATTTGATAACTAGGCTATACACATACATATTGCTAGCATTTATGGGGCTAATACTTGGTATTATGTGGTTATCTCATCAATGTAATAACTTATTAGATTGGGCTTTTCAGAAGCTAGTCAAAGCAACAGAGAGGTTAGAAAATGATTAGATTATTAACCCTAGCAGGAGTTATAACAGGCAGTCTAGCTTTGACAGGGTATGGCATTAATCAACTTGAAGCTTCATTTTGTAATTGGCAAGAAACATATGCGACTGGCATAGAAATGAGTGGCGAGAAATTAGAGGAGTTAGATGAGTGTATGATGGGGTAGGCAGGGTATTTATACTATTCCAATGCCTTTAAATTAATAAAAACCCTTATTAAGCCACATAAAACAACTCGTATGGAGAGCTTCGGCTCTCCTTTTTTATGTTGGTGGTATAATATTGTTATATGAATAAAACATTATCTCCCTACAACTATGAATTAACACTTGATGCTGATACAACTCCGGCATTTAAAATTGATCCAGACATAACATTACCAGTAGCACTTCCGACAACAGGTGATGGGTATAATATTGTTTTAACAGAAAAATATAAGGTTAAAGGTGGCTTACTTGCTAATAGAGATTTTGATACTAGGTATGAGGGTAGTTTAAACATTACAGTAGATAAAAATACTGTTATTTACTTAACTTTAGTATTTAATCACACCATCTTAGATGCAGATGGCAATGATTTATATACCTTTAAGAGTAGAAGAACTGATAATGTGGCTTGTATTGTTAATACAGAGTGCATAATCCATCTTAACGATTACGATAGTATCACTCAGATACCACTTGGCACATTTACAACAAGAGATGGCACTGAGATTACTGTTGATGAAGCAGTATTAGCTAGAAATTTAAAGCTTGCTATTGAAGTTGATTTAAGAGCTCACCGGTCTAGCACTAATTTAACTGCTGTCAGTTTAAGTGATACAGCTAAAGTTCATTTCAGACAACTTAAAGATGCACCTGCTCCTTTATCTACTGATGGGATATACCCAAATGTAGATGATTTTAAACTATATTTTGGAGTAGATACAGAAGAATTTGATAATGCGTTGAGTATATTTTTAGCACACGCTATTGACTGGGCAGAACAATATACAAGAAGAAATTATAGCGGTCTTAACAGATTAGAAGAAGACGAAGAACATTACCCTGAAAATCTTAGATTTAATAATGGTGTTTATTCACTGAGAACATACTGGCATAGACCTGTAAGCGTTCAGTCAGTAAAGATTATAGATATAAATGGCAATGAAACTGATGCTACTAACCTAAGAGCCCATAGAATACAAAATTTAGTGTTTTTTATGGTAGATATGCCAAGCCAACCAGATGTTATTAAGGTTAGTTATACCCATTTAGCAGGAGCGAGTGGGGTTGTCAATCAAGTTATATTAGTATATGCGAGCGGGTTGGCAATACAATCACGGATACCTGAACTTCAAAAATCAACTGTTATAAACGAAAGGATAGGCGATTATGATGTTTCTTATGGCTCTAATCTATTTCAATTAAATAGAACGAGTGGTGGTTTAAACTTGTTAGAAAAGATACTGGATAATTACAGGAATATAGAATTATGAGTTTTGCTAATAGTAGACTACTTACTAATACAATCACAATATCTAGGCAGTCAAAGAATGAATTAGGGCAGTTTGTTTATACTGATACTGGTACTAAGATTAAGTGTGTAATAATACCATTTGATGATAAGGATGTGCCTCTTGGAAGCGAAGCACAGGGGCAAGAACATATTGTTTATTTACCTTATGGTAGTGATATTAGGGTAGCTGATAATATAACCGACCAAGATGGATTTAATTATACAGTAGATGGTATCTCTGAAATAAGATATGGCAGAGAAACAAACTGGCATATTAGAATATCTGCCAATAGGCAAAGGAAGAGGACATGAAGACTAGGGGTTTTCAATTTATAGATAAGTTCACTGCTAGATTAGATAGATACGACCAAAGAGTGAGAGTTCATTACATTAGAGCCACTGATAAGCTTACTAAAAGATATGTTATATATGCTAAAAGAGAAGCTCCAGTTAGGACTGGTTATTTACGTAGCTCTATACGAGGTATAAGGCAGAATAGAGGCAATGTTTTAAGAGCATTAGTTAGAGCCGATGCTCCTTATGCAGGTTATGTCCATGATGGCACAAGTAGGCATGGGGCAAATCCTTTCTTTGAAAGAGCTTACCAAAGATTAACACCAGAGGTTATAAAAGAATACAATAACGCACAGGATCAAGTATTAAGGGATTTAATAAAATGATAGATAAACTAAGACAAGCAATTATATCAGTTTTAAAGGCATTAGAATTAGATGATGGCTTAAAGTTCGTGGAAGTCACAGACATAATAACTGAAAACTTTTTAGGGTATCCAAGTGCAGAGGTTATATTCTTAGATAGCGAAGGTGAGATTTATACAACCACCTTAAATAAAAGAACTTATAACTTTAATATAAATGTCTGGCAGGGCTATACAACAAGAGATGATGCCGACCAAAGTAGTCAAAGCGACGCTCAAATTATAGTAGATAAATTAACAGACCAAGTCATAAATGACATAGAACATAGCACAGAATTAAATAATTTAATTAGTATTATGAATCCGGTCAATGCCAATGATAAACAGATACTAACAAGCGGGGAAGGTAGTGCTGTGCTACAGGAGATAGAAGTATCTATGGTATTATTAGAGTAATAATATGTTAAAATAAAATTATGGTATTATTAAGTAAATTAAATAATTATGACAGCATTTTCAGGTAGACGAGTAGCAGTAGGAGTAGGGTTAGAGAGTAAAAGCACTCTAGCTCCAGTAGATCCTCAGTATTGGTTTGCTACTACAGAAAGAAACTTCCAAAGAACACAAGATAAGATTATGAACGAGCAGTCTATAGGGAGTAGATTTGCTACACAATCAACAAGAATAGTTAGGGATCATGCCACTGGTAATATAGCCGGTATTGTAAATCCTGATAACTTCCCTGTCTTACTTCACCTAATATTAGGTGGCGATATAACATCAGCTAAAACTGGATCAGGTAATACTTTAATAGGCACACATACTATTACAAATGATGACAGCACATTCACTCCGCCTTTTACAACTTATATACAAAACCCAGTTTATAATGAAAGATATAAGAATTGTCAGGCAGGTAATCTAACCTTAAATGTTTCTGCTAATGACTTCGTTACCTTTACAGCAGATATAATGGGTAAAACTGGTGAAACTCAAACTAAAAAGGCTGTATCTTATGTAGAGCCAGAACACTTTGCATCAGGTGATATTAAGTGGCAAATAGGGGCTACATCATCATCACTTGGAGCTGATAGTTTAAAGATTAAAAGTTTAAGTATAAATACTGATGGCAACTCTGAAGCTTATGGCACAGTCACATCAACCGATTATGAAACATTTGTGGCTAAGACCTTAAAATGCACCGGTCAGTTTGTAATGTTGTTTGAGGATACAACCGTTAGAGATTTATGGCTTAAAAACACTATACAAGCTGTTAAACTAACTCTAACTGGGGCTAGTAATATTGGTACTACTACCACTAAATATTCTGTAGAAATTACTTTACCAAAGATACGACTTACAAATGTCGTAGAGAATAGAGGCACAGATGATATACAAGAACTTACAGTTGATTACGCAGTAGAAAGCAATGAAGGTGGAGATAACAAATCCATAACTGCGGTTGTTAAAAATGGAAGAGAAGAATATGCCTAATCTATCTCTTAATATAAAAGTATCTTTAAAAAATGTCTTTGCTAACTGGGATGATAAGTGTTATCTGCTTGTTAAACCACTATCTTTTAGTGAGAGATTAGAGCTTTCAAAGAGGTTTAGTGAGCTACAAGATGATTATCAAGTGGAAGACATTAAGCGAATTGAAAATGAATTATGTAAGTTATTCGTTAGTGGCAAAGGGTTATCAACTGAAGGTAAGATAGTAAATATTACTAAAGATGACTTTAAACAGATACTACCAGTGGTATATACATTAGTCTTAAACGCCTATAAAGGCGAAGGTGTGGATAGCGAAAATTTACCCTCATCCAACGCCTAAATGAGTTTATAATAAACGACTCTAAATACGATTTGAATGAAGAAGTGTTGTCTTGGCTTCAGCTTCATTATTATATGAAAGAGTTTAAGATGCCTTATAACATTGCTATCAATGAGCCATACCATGCTGTCATGGTCTTATCTCATATCTCAAAAGCGATAGCAGAGAAACAACGCAGGATAAGTGAGAGTAAAAAATAAGGTATAATTAAGTCATGGCTAGAACACAGAAACATAAACTAGTTACCGAGCTTGAAGTCAAAGATAAAGGATCGCAGGCAGTTAAGAAAATATCTAGCGAGATGAAGTTCTTATCTGCAGCATCTCTTGGTGCTACAGGTGGAATGACATCTATGGTCGGGCAATTAGGTAAGCTAGCACCGGCATTGGCTTTAACTGCGGCAGGAGTTATAACCCTTAAAAAAGGCATAGAAGCTTTTACAAAGGCGATGATAGAGTCGTCAAAGTCAGCCATTAACTTTGAGAATGAATTAAATAAAATAGGCACTCTACTAACTGGCAATATTGACAGGCAGTTAGATGACATGGGCGATCGTATCATAGAACTTGGCTTGAATTGGGGCTTTGCTATGGATAAACTGGCTAAGGTTAATTATGATGCTATCTCATCTGGATTAGCAGATACAAGTGAAGAGGCAGCACGAATAACACAGCAAGTATCAGCTTTAGCACTGGCAGGTCAGGGGGAATTAGTACCTACCTTTAACTTAGTGGCATTTGTTATGAAAGCATACAATGTAGAGGCAGAGAAAGCCGGTTTTGTGACTCAAAAACTTAATCACTTAGTAGAAGAAGGTAAAACAACTATAGCACAATTAGCAGATCCGCTTTCAAAGATAGCCAACAGTTCAGCTCAAGCCGGTATTAGTATAGACCATCTATTTTCAGCATTAGCATCAGCTTCACCTTTTAAGAGTTTAGATATTGTATCCACTGAGTTTGATGCCTTTGTTAGATCGCTTCAAAAACCACAGGGGCATCTTAAAGACGCATTAATGGACTTAGGTATAGGCGATGTGCTTAGATACATAACTGAGTCAGGTGGTGATTTTATGCCATTAATTGAGAAATTACAGAGTTGGGCGAAGCAAGAAGGACTTTATTTATCAGAGTTATTTGACGAAGCAAGAGCAAGACGTTTCTTGCTACTAACAGAGAACGAAGAGTTTTTAACATCTTATTATGATTACTTTAAAGGCATAAATACTGAAACTGATAACTTTTTAGATGACATAGACAGAATGAGAGATAGCACAAAGCATCTAGGACAGCAAATAACTAATCTATGGGAAACTATTAAGATATATATCGGTAATATTATCTTGCCTTATATAAAGGAAGCTTTTAAGTGGATATTAGGGCTTGGTAAAGGTATAGCATCTGTATTTAAAAGCAGTTCAGAAGGAGCACAAAGGGGGCAGAAGGACTTTAATGATTTATTTAGGATACTATCTGTCGGGGCTAAGATAATAAATGGCATGATATTTGCTGTAAGGACATTCACTGGGGCATTAGCTTTAATGGCTGATCCACTCATTAGAGCATTCACAGGCATAGTATTCTTAATAGGTAATATAGCTGAAGTAGCTACAAAGGGTATTGACCTAATCATTAAGGGTATTAATAAGGTAACCGGATCTAATATAAAAGAAATAGGGTTTAATTTTAAGTCAGACCAATTTGTATCTGACATGAAGGCAATCCAAACTCTTAATGCCAGTGTTATCGACCAAGCTAAAACAGCCAAAAGTGATTATGATGCCTTAGATAAAGTTATAAGAAATGTTAAACCAGTATCACTAGAAGCAAGAGATTTATTTGATGCTTCTGAGTTTGAAGCTCCGACTGATATTGTATCGCCTGAATTAATACCAGAAGGCGAGAGATTTAGTGAAGATGATGGCAAGAAAGCAGGTAGCAGAAGTGCTAGAGGTTTAACTGATCCAAACTTACTCTTAAATGTGGTTATGTATGGCAATGATTTAGCTACCATTGCTAACACATATCTTAAAAACATAGTTGTTAATACTGGTGGTGTTAAGGGTAATATTGGGGAAACTGATTTTAATCTACAACAGGGAGTACCAAATCTATGAGTAAGATAATACGACTAGCCGGAGTTAATATAAATGATCCTGCCAATGGGTTATCTATTACTGATACTAATATATGGGATACCCCAGAAAAGGATATCGTATTACATAAACTAGCACAACGTGATGGCTCTATAGTTACTTATCAATCTTATAACCCAAGAATGCTACATTTAAACGGTTGGATACAGGGAATTAGTGTAGATGACTTTGAGCAGAAACTAGATAACATAAAAAGATATTCAAGTGATTACTTTGTTGATTTAGATTTACAATATTTAGGTGGCTTTAGGACTTATAAAGTATCAATAGAAAAAATGGAAGTTCAACGAGAGAATATGCCTGACTTTGCTACCTTTCAGCTTAAAATGATAGCGTCTAATCCATTTGCGACTGGTGAGGTATATACAGCCCCATCACAGCGTGTAGGAAGCCCTTCTAACGCCCCTAAGACCGCTTCTTATACATTTTATAGGAATAATAGCCAAAACACTTCTACAGCCCCTATACTGCCTATTATTACACTTCAAGTGGTAGATTTTCAGCAGACAGTATCGTTTGATAGGGTTGATACTCATATACAAATAGGAAACCCTAATTATGATAGATTTGTTAAGATATTCTTTAACCCTAATGCGAGAGGTCATACTGACATACTTGCTAATGACATATTTAGAGTTGATTGCTTGCATACACAGGTAACTAGAAATAACCAAGAGATATTCGTGCAGGGAATAATGCCATCATGGTCGCCAAGTGATAGCACAGCTGTGCTTGAGATATCTAGCAATAATGATGCTTCATGGACTTTTAATGTAGGAGTAAGTTTCACACATAGGTATCTATAATGGATAAGCCACCGATTAAAGAGTATAGGTTTCACGTCTATGACGGATTGCCTTATGTTAAGTATCAAGCTTTAAGGGGAGCTCAATATATACCAAGATATAAAGATTATGCTCCAACTTATTATGGGGTACTGCGAGGTATAAATAAATGGGATATCCAAGAGGAATTAAATAAACCATCTCAAACAGCTCATATTACAATATCTCCAACAACCATAGTCCAAGATGACGAGTATGAGAAGGTATTTTTACAAGATGGCACAGGTAAGTTCGTAACCACAGGTGGAGCGAGAATACTGGTTAGCCAAGTTAAAACAAGTAGAGTGGAAGATACCACGTTTTTAGATAGTGTTATTGATTATGGCACTGTAATACATATTGAAGCTTATAAGGGCGACAGCGAGCCTGAAACGGTATTCTGGGGCGTAGTAAATGGCTATGAAACCCCAAGTAAAACACAGAATGTAATTTTAAGATGTGTATCAGTAGGGTATATGTTTGCTTCTGAGTTGGCGGCACCATATTTTCAAAACTCAAATAATGGCTATCAAATAGATACTTATAACGTAGACGGACAAGCCACAAGAGGTAAACTTACCAAAGAGATTACATTTGACAAGTGGCGTTTCTTCTTCGTTGATCCAATTAAAATAATGTATTTTCTTATTTTTAATAACCCATTTGCAGTTCATGGGCAAGTTATAAACAATAAAGGTGATACTTCAAGTTGGGAAAACCCAGATGACATAGGCGGAGTATTTAGAGCAGATATAGTTATGGAAGGTAATACAGTCGGGGATATATTAGAAAAGTGTATGTCATATTTAAGTGATGATTGGTTTTTAGATTTTGAATATATAGATACCCGAAGCCCGACAGATACTAGCCCTGACATAGTTTTAAAGATTAATCTAAAGCAATCTAATACAACCGGTAGTGGTGTAATTACATATTCTTCTGATTACATAATTCATAACAACGTAGAGGTAATTGATTATGATATAAATGTGACAGGGGCTAATAGCACACAAGATGTCACATATGCTTCAGCTTCAAGAGGGGAATTATTAGTAAGAGAGATACCTAACCCTGAAACCACTGCTGATCCAATCTTGTTAGATTATAGACCTCAATTTAGAGAGGTAACCGATGATGATAATAATGTAATAGGACATGAGATAACTGATGCCAGTTTGTATGTTAAAAGAATACATACAACCCAAGACGGAGTTAAAATAGTAGGACATGATCCAATGGGGAATGTGGTCGCTCTACCTGAAAACCCTAGCTTTAGAGATAAGGACAATAAAGTAAGGTTTATATGGTGGGCTAAACAGATATTTAAAACTCATAGTGCCACAAGACCAAATGAAATAGCAACCATAAGAGCAGAGCAGGGGCGTATTATACAGGCATTAGCTTTAAATGACTTTATTGCTAACTATAATCCTAAGCACGCAGGTAAGGTAACGATTGTTGATAGTGATAGAATGAATACAGAAGACTACAAAATGGGAGATGTAGTCGGGTTTAGAGGATTTGATAATATTATTGACTATATAGAAGTAAGAATAGTCGGTAAGTCCTCTACACAGAACACAGCCACATTAGATTTATCCTTTGTGCTTCCTACCACAACAAGAAGGATACAATCACTAATAAATGACTTACAAAATGCTAATGATATATAATTAAGATAATGGATAACGATAAAGAAATACCGGCAAAAGATTTACCAGTAGTAAGTAATATTGACGCTTTAGAAGACGATACTTTAGTGCTTGATGGCTCTGATAATAAAGCTTTAAAGCAAACTCAAATAAGTAATTTACCATTTGCTACTAAAGGGGGAGTTAATCCAACGCCTACACCTGACGATGATGACGATCCCACTTCACCACTTACATATACTCCAGTCGGTAGAATTGATATAGCCCGTATTGTTAATTCAGTTGATTTAAAAGCTAACCCTGAAACCACATTCCAACAAACTAACACTAATACTTTTAAAGGGGTAGCATTTGGTAATGATTATGTCGTAAGAATTGATAGTGCTAGTAATACTCC